AGTAAAACACTTAAAAACTTAGAGAGAAATGGGTAAGAGCAGCCAGGAATTTATAAGACTCAGCCAGCAGAGCTTAGAGCAAGAGCAAAGAAAGTACATAGATGATACATTTCACTATAACCAAACAAGGAGCAAAGGACAGCCTAAAAGAAGCCTAAATATTAAATCAAATAAACTTTAAGATGATTAAAGCAAAGCAAAAAGAGAGTAAAAGAGAGAAAGTTCCTAGCGGAACGCACATAGCCAGATGTTATGAAATGATACACATAGGAACTGTAACCTGGGAGTACTTAGGAGAGGTAAAAGAAACGGATAAAGTTAGAATCACTTTTGAGCTACCAGCAGAAATGAGGCAGTTTAATGAGGAAGAAATGCAGCCAATGGTAATATCTAAGGAGTACACTTTGTCAATGCATGAAAAAGCTAATCTAAGAAAGGACTTAGAGAGCTGGAGAGGTAAGAGCTTTACAGACGCAGAGGCTAGGGATTTTGATATAACTAATCTAATAGGTGTGCCTTGTAGTTTAGGGGTTATTCATAGAGAGAATAAGAACGGTAATGTTTACGCTAATATTAGCAGCCTATCTGGACTGCCTAAAGGAGTAGATGCTCCAGCTCAGATTAACCCTAATTCTATTTTAGACTATAACGAAAACTGGAGCGCTGAGAAGTTTGAGTCTTTACCAGATTGGATAAAAGACCAGATGAAAATGACTCCAGAGTATGAGCAAGTTAGCCAGGAGGACTCATCTGAAATAAGCGCTGAACAATTCGAGCTGGCTACTAAGCTAGGTTATGATAATGATGAAGCTCCATTTTAATCTTAAAATTTAAAACATGACTAAAGAAAAACAAATAATACTACAGCATAAATCTGTATCTAGAATGGCTGAGGACTTAGTATCCTCAGTCAATGACGGCTTAGTAAATCCATTAGAAGCCTTTGTAGCTATTAAGCACATGGAAGAGGTGTGTAAGTTAGCGAACAAGCAGCTAAAAGAGCAAGCTATAGAGGAGGCAGAAACTTATGGAACAGAGAGTAAGGATTTAAATGCCTATGGAGCTAAGATTCAAGTAAAGAATGGAGCTGGTAGATGGAACTTCTCACACATTGAGGAGATTAATGAGCTAGAGCTAAAGCTAAAAGAGTTAAAAGATAACCACAAGACAGCCTTTAAAATGAGGCAAAAAGGAAATCAGATGGTTAATGAGGATGGTGAATTAATCAAACCAGCTTACTACTTAGATGGCGCTCAAGTGATAGCTATAAAACTAAAGAAATAATGAGAACTTGGATACCAATAACACAATTCCAGGAAACTCTAAAGAGTAGGTTTGATACAAAAGCTGAAATTATGGAGATTCTGGAAATAAGTAGACCTACACTAGACAGAATTATGAGAGAGGAGCATAGATTCTTACCATACCTAGAGATACTCTCCAGGATCATGAAAGTGGACTCCTCGAAATTGTTTAACATAATTGAAAACAAAACTTGATGAAAAGACCAGAATACTATAGGATGCCAATGGCATTAATTACGATTCATTTATTTGAGGGAATAGAGGCTAATTTCTTAGTAAAGAATAAGAGCTATCTAAATATTAAAAGCTACATAAGTAAAATGTTCAAATGGAATCTTTACGAGATGGAAGTATCCGAGCTAGGCTTATTTGAATATGCGATACTAAAAGAGCAAGTCATTAATCTTAATAATAAAATTGATTAAATGGAATATTCTTTTAATATACACATAGCTAAGAAGTATGGAGTAGATGAAGCCATAATGATTAAGAACTTCCAGTTTTGGATCCTTAAAAATGAGGCTAGTGATAAACACAGCCATAAAGACAAATACTGGACTTATAATTCTGTAAGCTCTTTTGCTAAAGTCTTTCCATTCTGGAGCAAGTCACAAGTGAGTAGAGTGCTTAAATCTCTAATAGATAAAAATCTTTTAGAAGTAGATAATTTTAATAAGATAACTTATGACAGAACTAGGTGGTATTCCTTTACTGACTATGCAATTCACGAAATGCATAAATGCATTATAGCAAACGCTGAAATGGAAGACAGCAAACCCGTAAATGGAAGTAAGCAAATAGAGTCACCTATACCAGATATAAAACCATATAGTAAACAAGATAGTAAACCAGTTACATTATTTCCTCAGCTAATCGCTGAGTACAATGATTGGATTATTTCTAAGCTTGGAGTGCCTCCAAAAATTAATGGAGCAGAGGGTAAAGCAGCCAAACAGATTTTAGCTTACTTATCTAAAATAACAGAGGAGCCTATAGTGGCATGGAAGTTTGTCCTGGATCATTGGGAAAGAGTAGAGCCATTTCTGAGGAATCAGATTAAGCTCACACAAATTAATAGTAATTTAATGAATATTTTAAACCAGATTAAAAATGGGAAATCTACCAATAAAAAAAGCACTTCAAACCTTGAAAGAAGAATCGCAGAAAGAATGCAGCAGTAAGAATAGCTCTCTGGAGGTTATTAAGGAGGTTTTTCCAGCACTTAGGGTAAGCAGTAGCCCTATCCTATTTAAAAAACAAGTTAGTGCCTTAAATGAGCTTAAAATCGTTGACCTTGTTTTGGCTGAAAATAACCAGCAAAAGAGTTTAATTCTGTTGAGCAAAGAAGACCATGCTCTTTTAATAGACGAAATCTGTCTTTTGATTATAGACTTACAGAAATTCTTTGATACTAAGAGGAGTATGGATGAGGAGCAGATAGTGGAGATAGCTGAGATGATAGTAGGAGAGTATAGAAACCTTTATGTCCTGGACTTAGCTTTCTGCTTTAAGCAAGGTAAGCTAGGCAAGTATGGTAAGGTGTATGACAGATTAGACGGAGGAATAATCTTAGACTGGGTTAGAGAGTGGGATAAGAAGAGAGTGGAGATGATTATAGATAGGAGAGAGTCTGAACATAGGCAGCACAAAAGCTGGGGAGGAGGAGGCTCTAGGTCCAGCGAAGAAACACTAAAGAACTATTTAAAAAGAACATAAGTAAAAACCAATCAAATGAAACAAATTAACTTTGAAAACTTACAAGTAGACAATCAAGCTAAGGCGGTATTATGGCACTTAGGAAAGTATGGATGCATCACCAGCTACGAAGCTATAAAAGAGTATGGCATTACCAGACTAGCTCATTACATTTATGTACATAGGAAAGATGGCTATACTATAGACAGCGTTCCTCTTCAAAAGAAAACCAGGTTTGGAAGGACTGTGACTATAGCTAAGTACGTTTATGTTAAGCCAGTTCTAGTGGGTACTCAAGCCACAATGTTTTAAAGTAAACTCATACTGATAATATGGAGCTGATAAAAATATCTAAGGAGCAAATAGAGAGAGCAAAAAAGCTATATCCTTTCCAAGAGCTAAGAGGCTCTATAACTAAGGGTAAAGGAAATCTTATAGGAGCAGTAGGTGAGATTATAGTCTATGACTTATTTATCAGTAAAGGTTTTAAGGTAAAGTTTAATTCTACTTATGACTATGACCTAATAATAGACGAGCTTAAAGTGGATGTAAAGAGTAAAGGAACAAATTACAAGCCAGTAAACTCTTTTAACTGTAGTATTCCAGCATCACAAAAAAAGCAGAAATGTGACTATTACTTCTTTACTTACATAACCTACGATTATAAGAATTGCTACTTAGCTGGATACAAGTCTAAGGAGTCTTTTTTTAAAGAGGCTCACTTTGCTAAGAAAGGAGAGCTAGATAATAATGGCAGCGTAAAATGGACTTTTAAGGCTGACTGTTATAATATGCTAATAGAGAACTTAGATAGCTTTAAAAACAAAAAAGGATAGGCGAGCTGGGCAATCACTCCAGACTCTACCTATCCTCCATTAACCAAATTGAAAAACAAACTTTAGCAAATGTAAAGATAATATTCTACTTTTGCTGAATGAGCTTAAAAAGATACTTGGACAGATACTCCTACTATCGGCTCAATGCCATAAAAATGAGTAAGAGTGTAGAGATAGGTGAGGAGCTTGTCCAGGAGCTATTTATTATACTTATGGAGAAGGATAAGAAACTCTTAAAAAGATTAGCTGATGAGAACAAATCAGAATCTTACTGTTTACAGATAATGAAAACACAGCTTTATAGTAAAAACTCAGACTTCTATAAGAGTGAGATAAGCTGGAGAAATAATAGAGATGAACATATAAATAAACATTTAAAGGAGATAGATAACAAGGCTATAGAAAAAGAGAGAGAGCTAGACTTTATTCATAAGATAGAGATTGAGAAAGTAGACCTACTAATTAAAAGACTTCCCTATTTTGATAGAGAGGTCTTTCGTGCTTATTACAGTTATGACTTGAGCTTAAATAAGTTCTCCAAGCAAAGTGGCATATCCAGAAAGACTATCTACAACACACTCAAAAAGGTTAAGAGGTACATAAAAGATAACTATAAATGAATTGGACAGTATCAGCAAATAGGCAAAAGAAGAGAATCTCTATCTGTGAGTCTTGTGAGCATTTCAGACCTAAGACTAGAACTTGTGGAAAGCCAGTAGTAGGTCAGAGGATAGAACACAATGGAGAGAGTAAAAGGCTCTGTGGCTGTTTTATGGATGCCAAAACTAAGCTCAAGTTTGGAAGCTGTCCTTTGGGGTTATGGTC